CACTCGTCCAGAGCTGCGCTACTTCTTTGAAAGTGGCGCCAGCATGGGCTGTCGGGATGAGCTTGGAGAGCGTGTCTTGAGACGCTACCTGTGCCCACTTCTGTGCGTAGATGCTCGCGTCGATATCCCGCATTCGGGACGCTGCCACAGTGAGCAGCTCTGCTATCTGCCGGGGCGTCAGCACCCCGCGTGTCGACAGCTCGCGGGCGTACGCTGCTATCACTGGGAGCGCTGTCACGAGCGCTGCATCACCATGCTTGCGCGCCAGCGGAACAGCGATCTTGCGTCCCGCAGATAGGGATAGTCGGGCGCTGCAGTTGCCGTCCCGAGTTCGGTACAAAGTGCCGGTGACTTGCTTACCACGATTCTTGGACATGTCTTGCTGCTCCACTGGGTGACTGAGTGCTGTGTGACTTTGCTCCAGCAGAGTCACACAAGCATGCCCGTAACACGGCGGCGCATGATGCTGCAATGTCTGTTGTCGCGTGTGCTCGCAGTTGTGTGGTAGTGCTTCACCACTACAACCCAAGGGGAGGGCCTAGGCCCATGGCACGACTACAGAGCACAGCAGCAGCGTTCATCCAGCAGCAGAGCGCAGACATGCCAGCGACCGACGTAGTGAGAGCAGCAGCCCGCGCCGGGCTTATCATAACTGCGAAGCAAGTATGGGCTGCGCGGGAGCGGGCGCGATCGCAGGGCAAGCCGCTTGGAGCAGCACCACCCGCAGCGCAGGCAGGCGCGCGCGTCGAACATATCTACACGCCGCGCAGTGAGGACACTGCAGCTGCAGCATCAGCTGAGGATGCGTTCAAGGCAGCAGCGCTCCGCGTGGGTGTAGAGCGGGCGCTCGCGCTGCTGGGTGAACTGCAGCAACGATACAGCGCCTAGCGCGGGGGCTTCTTCGCGCCGAGCATATAGAACCCGCCGTGACCCTGAGTGTCACGGCGGGGTGCTGCTGGTCGAGCTCGCGCATGCGTAGTGCGGCCGGGCCTCACCACCCCGGTGAGGGCTGCCCGGCCGGGGCACTAGTACATGTATCGCGTGACGCATCCGTACTTGTAGAGCGGCGGATTGCCACCCGCGCCGCCCGAGTCATCAGTCAGATAGAACACGACCGAAGTCGTGCTGCCGAACAGCATGAACTGCAGGTTGTTCGAGCCGAGTGCTGGCAGCGACTGCTGATACGCAGTGCCCTGTGAGACTTCTCCAGCAGCAGTGATGATGCGCGCTGCGCGATCTTGCTCCGCGCCATTCAGTGAGATGCCAACGAAGCCAGAGTTCGCAGTGCCTGCCGAGTTCACACCAGCTGAGAACTGTGAGTCGAGCGGGTCAAGCACGCGGCCAGCCACGAACTCGAACTTCGCGCCGACAGTCGGGAGAAACCAGACGCCCGCACTGCTGACTGGGAATGAACCTGTCCAGGCGGGCTCCCAGACGAACGCGCCTTCGACCCGGTTGTCTGCATTCCAGATGTCACACTTTGCCGTCGTCGTGGTGTAGCCCGCTGTCAGGTACGCGATCGTCGACGCAGTGCGGGCCATGATGGTTCCGACATAGCGCCGCGTCGGGTCACCACTCTTGATGAGCACGCCGTCCTGCAGCGCGAGCGCTGTCACACGCACGTTCGCAGTGCTCCACGGGTACTGCTCAAGCGTCGGCGTGCCCCCGATTGATGCCGGCGCCACGCACCAGATGTCGAACGGTCGACCCGGCGTCATGGCGCCTGACAGCGTGAGCGAGATGCCAGCTGCTGCGATGTCGAACGGCACCCATATCCCGAGCGCCGACACGTACAGGCTGATCGTCGCGCCGGTGTGCGGCAGCAGGTAGATCGTGCTGATCGCCGCGTTGTCAGCCACCATGACCGAACTGTTCGGGTCACCACTGATGCGGCACTGATTCACGCGCGGCATGCGACTCAGGATGAGCTTGTCATTCGCCGACAAGAAACCATCCGTACTGGTGGTCGCGATGTTCGGCATCGCGTGCACGTGGTCAGCTTTCGGGATCGCAGTCGACACGCCCACCGAAGCAGCGCCGCCGACTGACAGCGTGGCTGGAGTCACATTGCTCGCCGGCAGTGCGTGCACGTGGTCAGCTGCTGCCAGACTTGCGGACACGCCCGCGTTGTTCGAGCCGGCGAGTGTTAGAGAGCTTGGAGTCCCGGCAGTCGGAAGCGCATGCACGTGGTCAGCGCGCGCGAATGACGCTGAAGCTCCAGCGTTGTTCGACCCACCGATCGCGAGTGATGACGGCGCTGCTGCGCCCGGCATCGCATGCACGTGGTCAGAGCGTGACAGTGAGGTCGCGCTGCCAGCGTTCTGCGCCGACCCGATCGCGAGCGCAGTCGGCGCAGCTGTCGACACGCTGTGTACGTGGTCGCGTCGGGCTGCATCAGTGGCAGCACCAGCCGCAGCGGTGGTGACAGTTATCTGAGTGGGAGCAGTGCTAGACACTGGCGCAGCGTTCGACTGTACGGTGCCGAGCTTCGTGAAGTCCGCACTGGACATGAAGCCGCTCGCTACGCCAGTCGCTAGACCTGGCATCCCGTGCGCGTGGTCAGCTCGAGCGATCAGTGCGGACGCGCCAGCTGTGCCTGCTCCGCCGACTGTCAGGGACGCGACTGAGCCGCTGGTCGCCACTGCATGCTGGTGGTCTGCGCGCGCAGGAGCGTGTGAGCTGCCAGCTTGCCCGAAGCCGATCGCAGCCACGTCTGGCGGGACGTGTGACTCACCGATCCCCGTGGTCGTCAGCGTGAGGCGCCAGCCGCCCAAGTAATCGCTATACGTCCACTCTGCATACTGCCCTTCGTGTATCTGTGAGTCTGTTCCGAAGTGGCCGTCGAGTCCTTGAATGCTGTAGCCCTGGACATGCACCTCCTCATACGGAGTGTCGTGCTGGCGCATGATGCCGAAGCGACTGCCGTCAACGACCGGCGGGTCTTCTGGGAACGTGATGACATAGGTCGAGCCCTCATCAGGACTGGTGTCCGGCAAGATCACCCACTCGCCGAGCTGCAGTGATGTCACTGACAGGTCATTGAACAACAGCGCGATGCGCGGGTCTGAGCCCTCTGCGAACGTGCCCGGCGTAGTGCCGAACGGCGGAAGCTCATGCACATGGTCTGACACTGCAAGCGCAGTGCTGGTGCCGATCTCAGCCACAGCGCCTGGCACCAGCGCGGCCGGCTCAGCGATCGCCACTGGATGCACGTGGTCAGCACGCGACAGCGCAGTGTCAACGCCGGGCGCGCCTGGTTCGTTCGGCGTGACCTCACTCGGCATGAAGTCCGAAGCAGTCCCGCTCGGAGCCCAGATCGCTTCGGTCGCGCTGACTGCAGTCAGCACGTCGCCAGGCGCTGGAGCTCCAGACCCGCTGACATCCACCTCACCGGTCGCAGTCAGAAGTGAGCCTGCAGCGGTGGCGCTCGCCGGCACTTGCCACTTTGCATTCAGAGCGTCGATCGCAGTCAGCACCATGCCGGGCGCGGGCGGCGTAGCGTGTGACACGTTGACCGGCGCTGCAGTGGTGAGCAGCGAGTCGGCCGGACCGCTGCTCAGGATCGTATCTAGGAATGACATAACACTCTCACCCGTTCCTCGGGCCTGGGTCCCAGAACTGCAGACGCAGACCGAATAGTCTGTTGTTCGCGCCAGCTGGCAAACGGACGATCACAGCGAGCCTTGAGTTCGCCGGGTCGACTGCATCTGTGATGACAGGCCCAGCGTTGACGATGCCTTCGCCGGGCGTGCTGCTGTAGGTCAACAGCGTCGCGAGTCCGAGTGACTCACCGTCAGACAGAGCCTGATACCCGATGAGTGAATAGTCATGGCTCCAGCGCCAGACTTCTGCAGTCGCAGAGCCAGACACGCCGTCACAGGACCACAGCACCTGGAAGGACCATTGCTCTGTTACGCGCGGCAGTATGATCGGCACTTCGAGCTTGGCAGCGCTGCCGCTCGTATACCAGAAGCCGCCGAGGTCATCCCACGCGGCTGCGCCCGACACGATAGTTGCGCGTGAGATGTCGAGCTGCACCAGACGCTGCGGCTGCACTGCGCCGTCGAACGTCGGGTGCACGATGTCGACGCCCTCATCCAGAAACAGGTGCGGCACGTTGACGTATACAGAGCCGTTCGCGTGCAGCTCACTCACCACTTCGATCTCACCATCAGCTGCAGCGAGCCCGCCGTTCACACGGACCTGCCCGGTGTGGTTCGTCACGCCCGTCACAGTCAGAGCGCCGCTGACGTTGACTGCGCCCGAAGCGTTGACTGTCGACGTGAGCTCGAGCGTGCCGTCAGTGGCCTTGATGCCACCGTTCACAGTGAGCTGTCCGGTGACGACTGCAGCGTTCGCTGTCAGCCCCGCATTGAACACGTTCGCTGCAGTGAACACGTTCGCTGCGTTCTTCAGCGCAGCGTTGTTCGTGATGCCTTGCAGGTTGCGCGTGCGGTTCGCCAGCTTCTGCGCGAGCGCTGCCACTTTCTCGGCTGCGTCCACACGTGAGTCAGTGCCTTCGGGCACGACGATGTCAGGGTCGAATGTTGGCGTCTCTGCGAGAACGTAAGCCACGTGTCACCTCACTTGCATGCGTATCGAACTGTCAGCCGAGTTCCACGGCAGAGCGTCATTCCACAGCCAGTCGGGCGGGTAGTCCCACAGCTCAGAGTCAGTCGGCATCACGATGATTTGCCCGAGACAGTGAGCTGCATTCCAGTCGCGCGGGATGAGGACTAGGTCAGTCTCATCGGCTGCAGTGAACGAGTCGGAGAAGTAGAGCAGCGACCAGCTTGCCCACTTCGGCGTGAGCAGCGGCACCGGTGGAACGAAGCGTGTGATCGTCCCGTCTTCTGCCAGTGAGTAGCGCGCGCCTGACGGGTACCAGAGCACGATCGGGAAGTTCTCGGGATAGTAGTGCACCCACAGTTGCTTGAGCATGGCGTATGCGCCACCGCGCACGCGATGGTCGACCAGCCACTGCGTCAGCCGCGCCGAATAGTTCGGTGGCAGCTCATGGAGCCCGCGCCGGATGCGCCGCTCTTGACCGATCATCGACAGTGATTCGTTTGAGTACACACCCGGAAACCGAATCTTGATGCCAGCATTCAGAGCGTCACCACCCGCATCGAGCTGCACGGCTACCGAGTACAGAATCTTCTGTGCGAGCCCGCGCTGCAGCCACGGTGGTGACAGTGCCCAGACGACGTCACGGAACGTCCGTATGATGGCGCTCGGCAGCGTCATGAATGGAACGCCTCCGGGGGCGGCACCTGTTTGATAAGCGCAGCAGTCATTACGCCGACTGTCGCCACCTGCTGCACTGACATCACTATGTCAGTCAGGGGCGACGTGATGACCACATGGAATATCTCGGGGTAGGTAGCAGCGATCGCGCCGCGCACGCGGTCTAGATAGATGTACCCGGTGGTCGCGTCATCGATCACGTTACCGCCCACGGGCTGCGCTTGAATGAACGTAGTCAGAGACGCAGTGATAGCGTCCTTGATCTCCTGTTCGGTGGCGCCGGTAGTGTTGTACATCCAGACGCTGTAGGTGATGTTCACCACCAGCGGCACAGCGCTGTATACGCGCGCGGTCACAGCGAGCGGCTCCGCGTATTGCTCCACAGCAAGCTGCGCGGTGGGCAAGTCCTCAGCGGGCAGCGCTCCAGTCTTCGTGGCTGCATAACAGTCAACGTGTCCATACCCGTCCACCTCAATGTTGACGCGAGTGACGCCGAGGTTCGATCCGTCCGCTTCGCGCGTCGCATTCCGAAGCGCCACGAAATATGCATCCCACGGACCCATCGGCGATAAGGCCCCTAACATCTCCGTGCAGCGTTGCCGAAGCTCAGTGTCGGACTCGGTGTCAGTGGCGAACAGCCCGACCGGGTTCGAGCACGTCACTCCCAGCAGCGTCGAGACCATGTCAGTGATGTCGAGCGCATCAGCGTTCGATGCCGTGCCGGGCTCTGTCGCTACGATCCCGACTTCGATGGTGTCGCCAGGGTTGATCGTGAACGCCTCGATGTTTCGATACGTGTGCCCGGTGTCGGCGTTCCTCACGATGAGGTCAGACGGGTCCACGGAGTAGATGCCGCCCCCGCCGTTCTCCAGCACGACGACGCCGCTCGCGTACGTAGCGGCGCGCCGCTCGATCCCGTACACATACCAAGCTACCAGCGTCAGCCATTCGAGTGACGCTGTGGCCAGGAACCCTGAGCGGGCGATGTTCGCCATCAGCTGTGAGTAAGCTGCGAAGATCGCGCTCGTCGCGACGATCATGGTCCTGACAACGCCGCCCGCTTTCCATGCAGTGGTATTGACGCCGAGCGCAGTCAGCACCTCATAGATGGATGCCTGCACTTCGGCACGCGTCAGCGGCGTGGTCAGTTCGTCGACTGTTAGCCTAGCCATGTTTGTCGATGCTCTCTTCCAGCTCGGCGCCGTCGGTCGTCACGAAGAACACCAGCTTGAACGCTTCGCCTGAGTCCTTGAGCGTGCCGGTGACGTTGACCCGTATGCGGTTGCGCAGCAGTGAGGTGAACTGCACGACTGCATTCGCAGTGGCCACGCGGTCATCTTTGCGCGCTTCGGACTGGACTGATGCCTGCACCCGGTTGAGGTCTTGCTGCGTCACGCCGCGGTTGCAGTAGCCGCGCAGGTCGAAGCCATACGCGCCGTCGTCGATCACGCCCCCGCGCGGGGTGATGAGTCTGCGGATGATGGCTTGTGTCACTGCAGCAGATGACATCGGGTCCACCTCATCGAGCGCTGCAGTCACATCAGTCACGCATGACAGGTCCAAGCCATAGCCGAACGCGTCGGGCGCAACGCGGTCCACGGGTGGCCCGAGCAGTTCGATCTCTGCGTCGATGAGGTCTTGCAGGTAAGTCATGGCGTCGGCACCGGGATGACTGGAGCGATCTTGACGATCGAGCTTCCAGTTGTGACTTTGCCGCTGAGGCCAGCAGCGCTCGCAGCAGTCGGCTTGTTCCCGTCGAAGCTCACCCAGTACGGGGTGCCGCATATCATCGCCGGGGGCGGGACTGTGTTCGGTGGCAAGAGCGGCGGCCAGAACGTGGCGAGCGTGAGCGGCCCACCAGCTGCCACTGCGTCACCCTTCCGCGCTGCAGGCTCGCCCGAGTTCCCACCTAACGTGAGGCTGACAGGCGCGAAGCCAGCTGCGCCGTAGTGCGCATAGCCCATGACTATGGGCTGCGCGCGGTCACCGCCGATGAACATCACCAGCGCCTCACCACCAGGCGTGATGGTGGCCCGAGCTCCGGGGATGCCGGGCCACGCGGAGATCGCACGCAAGTCAGGCAGCCCGGTCTCGATCGCTTGCAAGTCGACCCGGTCATCACCGGACTGCTGCACGACGCGGTACCTGTACACGCCGAACAGGCGCTGCGTCGCGAGCGCGGTCGTGATGGTGGTCATCAGCCCAGCGAGCCGCCCAGGGTCTTGAGCAGTGCCGCCGAGCCAGATGTTGATGCGCAGTTTGTCTTCGCCGCCCGCAACGATCTCCAGCTCACGCACGATGCCGGGCACGTCGATCCCGTTGGATATCTGCGCGCCGACTTGGATGGTGCTCGGGTCGTCTGCAGTCAGGGTCCCAGTGCGCTCTGCTGGATTGAACGCGAGCACCGTGTAGGTCGCCTCATCTGGCGTCGTGAGCGTGCGCGGGCCGACCTGGGTGAGCCCGGCATAGTCGACCCACCAGGCAGCTCCGCCGATGGCGTCTATGAGCGCACGGGACGCCGGGCCGGCCTGGCGGGCGTAGTCGATGCCGATGCGCTCACGGGTCGGGATGAACGTCCCGAGCTGCTCACCCACCTCACGTGCGGCGTCCTCCACCACGAGGCGCGCCTTGACGCCCGCGTCGTTGTGGTAGCCCTTCTTCGCGACATCACGCCCCCAGCCCGCAGCGCCGCCCACGATGCGCGCGTGGCGCTGTAACGCATGGGTGCCATCCATCTCACGCAGCGGCGCGCCGACCAGCGTGAGGTTGCCGATCTTCAGTTCGCACCGGTCAGGGATGGCGCCATCCACGCCGAGCCGAACCTCAGCAGTCCATGGCCCGGCATAGCCGACAGTCACCTTCGCCGAAGTGCACGGCATGCCGCTCACGGAGACGTAGTCCTGCTCGCTCATGGATTGCCCCCGTCCGCAGCTAGCTGCGACATGTTTCGCTCGTCAGTCAGTTCCCCTATTTCGACGTCGCGCGGGTCAGCGGGCGTGGCCTCACTGCCATCAGGCTTCGACACGCCGAGCCCATAGCGGCGCCACTCGATGCACTTGATGCTGATGCTCCACACGCCGTCTTCGACTTGTTCGGGCGCGCCGACGTCTTCGATCACCAGCTGTGAGATGCCGACTTCGTTCAGGACTGGATGCACGACGTCTAGCGCGTTCGCGCGCTTGCCCACCGGCGGGCGCATGAGGATCGGCTTGATGAGGTCCCAGGTATTCCAGTGCTCCAGTGTGTAGAGCTTCAGGTTCAGCGAGAAGTGAGCGAGCCCTGTTCCCCGGTAGATGAGGATCGCGCCTGACATGGCGTAGCCCGCTTGCTCATCCCACTTGCGCGGCGAGCTCGCGCCGACGACCTCACAGATCCCCGGCGTCGCGTACCCGCCGAGCCAGCACTCATCGACCGGTTGTTCGATCGGGTTCCAAGTCATGTGACCGGCGCCCCCAGCTGGATGGCAACGCCTTCGAGAATGCTCTCCAGCTCACGCTTCAGAGCTTGTGCGATCCCCGCAGCGTCTGACTGTTTTGCGTCCGCGCCGACATGCACGTGCAGCTCGGTGATGTTCACTTGGCCGACAGAGCCGCCCCGCGCAGCTCCGCCCCCGACGCCCGGAGCTCCAGCGGGCGGAGCCACCAGTGAGGACATCGCGCCCTGCGCTTGCTGCTCACCCTCATCGAGCCCGACCGTCAGGCCAGCAGTGATGTCATCACCATACTGCTGCATCAGCTTGGACGGCGAGCCGATCTTGAACACAGACTTGAACGCGTTCGCACCTGCTTCGGCGAGTGACTTGAACCCGTTGACGATCAGGTCCTTCCCGCTGGTGATGAACTTCATGAAGCCGTCAATGATGTTGATGCCTATCTGCCCCCAGTCTTGCTGTGAGGCCCATGACCATAAGAACTTGAACGCCTTGATGAGCAGCCAGACGCCGACCACTGCAGCTGCGAACGGCCACGTTGCTGCGATGACTGCCACTGCCATCGCGCCGAATCCAACGATGCTCGCCCAGATAGCTGGGAGCAGTCCGACCAGGTATGCGGTTGCAGTAACACCAGCCTGCCAGGCTGCAGCTGCCAGCGCTGGAATAGCCTTCCAGATGCTCTTAGCTAAGTTCACTGAGAACGCGACGCCAGTCGCCACAGCTTCTTTCGCTGAGGCCACCAGCGGCGGCACCATCGCCCACAGTGCTGGGATGATAGTCATGCCCAGCTTGCCGGCAGTCACCAGCGCCACAGCAGCTAGAGAGTCCTGATACTCCATGAGCGTGTCGAACGCTTTGCCGACGCCAGCAGTCAGATCGTTCCACGTCTGGATGATGCCGTCCTTGAACTTGCCGAAGTCCTTCATGATCGTGGCGCCGGCTTGCTGCAGTGTGATGCGCATGCGGTACCAAGCGATCTGGGTCTTCAGCGTGAAGATGATGACCTCCTGAAAGAATATCTTGAGGCCACGCAGCCCCGCAGACGCAGCGTCGATGAGCGGCTGAATCAGCGTGCTCAGGAACTGCTTCATGACTTTGCCGCTGTTAGTCCCTTGGCTGAATAGATCGTTGAGCGCCTTCTTCGCTTTCGCGAAGCCACCGATATCTATGTCAGCGAACAGTGCGGCCTGTGACTCTGCCAGCTTCTGCTGCTGCACGTTCAGGTCGAGCATCTTGCCGCGCACGACGCCGCCGATCTGATTCTTCACACGCTGGGTGAGCTTGTCGACTGACTGTCCTGTGTGTGCCAGTGAGGCAGCCCAGGCCAGCGTCTGGTTCGCTTGCTCTTCGCCCCACCCCGATGCGGCGGTCGCCACTGCTTCGAGTGCTGACTTGAAGTTCTTGCCCCGCACGTGCGAGCGCTCGAGCTGCATGGCGTACTCGGCGACCTTGTCGCGCGCGATGGATACGCTCGCGCTGACTTGGTCGACAGCAGCCTGCATGTCGGTCGCCTTGTCTGCTGCGCGTCCGAACGTCGCTGAGTAGATGGTTCGGAGCTTGCCCACTGCTTCGAACTGGAGCAGCTCTGCGCGCCGCGCGTTCGCTGTGGAGATGGCGAACTGAGTCATGCCGGCTGCGGCCTTGACTGCAGCTGCGCCGATCGCGAGCGTCGCACCAGCAAGCGCCAGCAGCGCAAGACGGCTGGTGCTGGCGTTGCCGATGAACGCTGACAGCTTCTGCATCAGCATCCCGATCGGGCCGGGCGCTGCCTGTGCGGTCTTCGCCAGCTCGGCTAGGCGGTCCTTGAAAGAGCCAGCCCCTTTCCCAGCGCGCCCGAACGTGCCGCCCAAGTCTAAGAACTGCTGCTGCGTCTCTGACAGGCGCTGCCGGGTGGCTGTGAGCGCTGCTTCAAGCTTGGCGATCTCCGCAGTGTTCGGCTGCGCAGCACCCTTCAAGTTCTTGAGCGCGCGCTGCAGCTCACTCAGCGCCTTCGTGTCCTTCGACATCTGCGTCTGCAAGCCCTGCAGCGTTTCGGCTGCAGTCTTGGCTTGCGGTGACACGTCGTCGATCAAGCCGATGCGGAAGGTTGCGTAGTCCTGATTCGCCATGCTGTTAGTCCTCCCGCTGCTTGAGCGCTGCTGTGATGATGCGTCTGATGAGTGTTAGTTCGCGCCACACCTCCACGATGATGAGCGCTCCCACCCAGGCGCGCGCCGTGCTTCCAACTGACTGATCGTCCTCTTCGTAGCCGAGCACTTCGAGCACGGCCTGCGCTGCTACTGCGTCGTGCCGGCGGGCAGCGCTCCGCAGGTCCTCTATTTTGCCTTTAGCTCCTGATTGCGGAAGCCTGACAGTTCGACGCACTGACTCGCGAGCCCGGTGAGGATGCCCGGCAGCTGCCGCAGCATCTTGTCGAGCTCCGGCTTGCTCGGGTAGAGCAGCGACGCCTTCACCAGCTCTTCAGCTGTGTCAGACGTCAGCCCGCCGGCGTCTTGGAACTTGCGGAACGCAGCGATGTGAGGCCGGCGCAGAATCACAGCGCCGACCTCCGTGCGGATGAGCGCCACTGCGCGCGCGCCGTGCTCCTTGGAGAACGCGTCGAAAGCTTCATCTTCTTTCAGGCAGCGCTCTTCGTTCGCGAGCTGCTCCTCAGTGCTCGGCAGCAGCCGACCAGCTGCAGCTTCTGCCAGTGCCGCACGCTGCGCCCGCACTGCTGCCAGGCGCTCTTCAAGCTCATCACTCATACAGGAACCTCACCACTTGAATCGAACAGGGTCGAGCCGTTGCGCCGGATCGACATGCAGTCGATCTCGACTTCTTCTTTGAGTGGGTCGGGTGACTCTTCTTCACTGCTCGCTGAGCCCACCCACACGCAGTCACTAATCTGTATGTCCTGGTTGGGCTCAGACAGTTCGGAATAGAACACCACGATGTAGAACAGGACGCTGCCATAGCTGCGGCCGTCAGGCGCCAGCCGCACCAGCGCATCCCGCGCAGCTGCGACGCTCGACTTCCACCCGACCAGCTTGACCGGTTCGGTGGAGTACTTGCCCGACGATCGGCCGCGCGGGGCGTGGTGACGGCCCATGCCGTATGCCTTCACCCGTTCGCGCTTGTCCGCGTACGAAATTGAGGTGAAGCCTGAGTACGTTTCTCCGTTGATCATGAGGCGAATAGAGCCCCATGACAGTTGACTATCATTCACGCGAATCTGGTCAGCCATGACTCAACCTCCCTCACGCTGCTGTGGCGATCGCCGGGTTATAGAAGCCAACCTCAAGTTCGATGAACTCGGGGTATGCGAGGGGCAGAACACGCGCGACGCCGGTGAGTGTCTTGGTCGACAGCACGTTGTCTATACGTGACAGACTGAACTGCACGTCTGATGCTTTCGGCTTGGCGAGTAGTACGGAGCGCATGACGGCAAGCGCCCCGCCTTCGATCTCCACTGCGTCAGCTTCCAGTATGAAGCCTGTCGCAGTGTCCACTCTGATCGGCTTGTTCAAGCGCCGAATGAAGTATGAGCGCAGTGCTTCTTCTGCGAGGTTCAGCACCCGGCGGTACGGGATGATTTGAAAGTCACTAGTCTCGTTCGACAGCAGACGCGGCCGTGTGATGTACACACCCGGATAGCCGTCCCATGAACGCGCGGTCACGAAGCGCAAGTCATCTAGACCTGGGTTCAGGGCCTCATCGTGCTCGATCGGGTTCCCGTTCCTATCCATGATGGCCGCGCCTGGGACAGGCCCGAGGTTGACGTCAGCCGTGTTGACCTCTTCACTCACGTTGCACTGCAGCGCGGTGAATCCGAACAGCAGTGGCCGGCGGTAGTATCGCCCGCTCAGTGCTGACGTGAGGCGCGTAGCTCCAGCGGTGACAGCGCCGTGGATGGTCTGCACGCCGCCGAATGACCCGCCGATCTCGTCACTGTATTCGGCGAGCGACTCTCCGATCTCATTCATGCGCGCGCCGCCCAGCCATGAACGCATGCGCCCGCGCGCGCGCATGGTGGCAACGAACTGGTCGGCGATGCCGACCATGCTTCCGATGAGCGGGCCAGTCAGCACGACCTGATCGTAGACGGTCGCCGACAGGCCCAGCGCTGACAGCGCTGCAGTCAGGCTCGGGCCGTCATAGGTCGGGCCTTCACTGCTCGCTGTATAAGTGTCGCCCTTCATCATGGTGCCGACGCCAAGCATCAGTGTGACACCGCTCGGTAGGATGATTTGCGCCTCAGTGCCGAGCGGGGTGCTAGCCGTGAAGTTATAGCCCCCGTCGTATGAGAACGAATACATGATGCCTTCGGTGCCGATCACGCCGCCGACATCGATGCGCAAGATGTACTGGAAGTAATCGAGCGGCTTGGCAGTGGCCAACGGATCGATCGTCAAGACCGATGTGCCAGTGCCTGTGTGGGTGATGTCACCGACCTCCGCTTCGACTGTGGTCTCAGCTCGAACGAACACGACCGGGCGGCCAGTGGTCGCAATGTAGTAAGCAGCAGCCTCCACATTCGGGCCGTCCTTGAACATCGCGACCAAGTCGGGCACGCGGGCAAACGTTGCAGGCTGGTTCAACGGGCCTGCGTTCGCGCACCCGACGAAGACTGTGAGGCGACCCGCTGACGGCGGCAGCACTCCCAGCGCTCCATCACGCTCTGTGATGATTACTTGAGGCAATGTCATATTGGGTCGTCTCCTGACACGTGAATGACTTCGTCAACATCCAGTTCGCTGACTGTTAGTTCTGCTTCGACCGGATGCAGGTCCGGGTTCGGTATCTCGATCACAGCGGGCGGGTCGGTCGCCGGGAACGGCTCATCGGGGATCGTCGCTTGAATCTCACACAGCACAGAGAGCGCAGCGCCGTAGCGGCGCTCTAGCTTGGCGATCTCCCACTTCTCCGCCCGCACTTGAAACGAGCCGTGCGCTGCGTTGTAGACAGCCCGATACCAAGCATCACGCAGGTACCTGACAATCGAATACTGTAAGAGTTCGTTCTCTGGGTCTGCGGGGTCCTGCCCGAAGATGATGCACGTAAACAGTTCGGTGAGTGTCCCGAGCGTGCGGGGATTGCCACCGGGGTTGCGCGGCGCTGTGACCAGCCCGAGCGTGCCGGTAGGATCGCCAGGCACCCACGCAATGCGGTTGCCTGTCGGGTGCTGCGCTGGGATGCGCCAGCCGAATAGGTTCTGTACTGGCGTGCCGTCTGCGGCGAGCGCAGCACTGACAGTCCGATACAGCCATGGGAGTGCAAGTTCACTAGGCACCGCTCACTGTTTCGCTGAACGCCTTAGTCAAGACGTCATGGATAACTGTCGCCATGGTGTCTGTGAGGTGCGTGAGGATTATCTCGCGCGTGACGCCGCCCTTGACTGCGCCGCGGTGGTGCCGGGCTTCAGGCCCAGTGAGGCGCATCCAGATGACGTTCTGGATGGTCGCGACCTTGAGCGCCGCAGCTGCATTCACCAGCACTGCGCCGGTGCCGCGCTTCCGCTTCGCCCAGGGCACGCCGTCTGGCGTCTTGCCCGCATTGATCGTGCGCTCCAGCTCCTCACGTGCGGCTGCTGTGAGCTTCTGCCAGGAGCCCCGTGTGAGAGCTTCAGGCAGCTCCTGGATGCGGCGCTGCATCTCTTCCACAGTAATCATCGGATGCCCTGGTCCTCTTGACGCCCGATGCGTGCTTGTTCATCCGCCCATGCGTAGGGCGACATCTCAGAGCTGACCAGTGGCGCGCCCTTCACGATGCCTGTGCTGCTGGTGTCTGCGCGCAGTGGGAGATCGAACAAGCCGATCTCAGAGTTCGCAGCTTCTTTCAGCTCATCGTATGACTGTGCTGCCTGTGCTTTGTACTCGGCGAACTCTTCGTCATTGGGCTGCACACCCCGACGCATCCAGACGTCGAGCGAAACGATCTTCGCCACCCAGTCTTGTACGGCGAACGGATACGGCGCCTTGAACGGGGCGTCATAGCGTTTCGACAATCTAGAATCGATGTATGCAGACAACATCAGAATACGCTTCGCCACCCAGCCAGCAGTCACAGTCTCGATCTCATCGATGTAAGACGCGGGCACGACCGATATCGCTTTGAACTCGTCGAACGTTAGATACGGTTCTGTGCCCGGCATCTCATCACCCCGCGCAGCTCACGCAGCCAAGCACTTGTAGAGCAGGTACGGGTGGCCCGGCAGGATCGAGTTACGACCCTCAGTGGTCCACTGGAACTCTCGGATGCGCGCGAGCGCGGCGTCCGTAGTAGGTCCGTAAAACAGCACGCTGAACGGCTCGCGGTTCACATATGAGAACGCGCCGAGCTCGTTCGTGAGGATGTCCTCCATGCCGAGGAACCACGTCGTGTCAGAGCCCCCGACGAAGCCCGAGCCGAACTCAGGCACTTCGACCGGCTGGCCTAGACCGAAGTTCCGAATCATCGCTTCGACATCACCCGAGCCACCAGCTGTCGCTGCAGCCTGAGCGATGAACTTGGCGTTAGTGATTTGCTGCGCGCGCGCAGTCATGGCCGGTGGAACGAACAGCGAAGCCACCCGCAGGAACCGTGGGTCCTCACCGTTCGGCATCTTGATGCTGGCGATGTACGCGATCGCCTTCGCGACGTTCTTGACTGCCACGTCGACAGTCACAGAGTCATCGATCGGCAGCGGCCCAGGCCCAGCACCAGCAGTGAACACGTTCGTAAACGTGCCAGCCGATGCGCGGAATGGATTCACCGGGTGATCCGTCGCGAAGAACTGTTTATTGTCGTACGTGACCGGGTTCGTGAGGATGGCTTGCGCCACCATCTTCTGCGGCCAGTACGCCGCATAGGCCCCGATGCCACGCGACCAGTGTGAGGCGTAGTCGATGCCGTTGCCGTCGACGTCCTCGAACTTCTCTTTCTTGACCTTGAGCCCCGCAGCGGCGTTCAAGTTCTCGACCTCAGTGGTCTGAGCAACGATGTCCTCGAACTCCAGGTTGCCGCCGTGCCCAGTGCGCTGGATGCGCGCTGTGTCGAGCAGCCACGTGATGCGCTCCTTGAGCGCCATCGACGGAGTGGTCTTGGCGATCTTGTTCCACCAGACCTGACTGTTGAGACGATTATACTCCTGTGAGGTAATCGTCCGCATGTTCGACTCGAGGTCGTACAAGAACTGTGGTGTGATAGTTGGCATGGCTCAGACCTCTCCGCCTTCTTCGAGCGGCGCGCCGGCTGGCGCCTTCGCGAACGGATATGACGAGTAGACGAGCACGCCCTTCTGCGTGCTCACTTCGAGGATGAGGCCCAGCACGCTACCCGTGGTCGCACGCGTAACAGTCTGGTCGTCCTTGATGTATGCGGCCTTGCCGACGTCGGCTGCTACAGCTGGCGTGCCGGCTGCATCATTCTCCCACCACCGGGCGTTGATCGGGTGGAACATCTGCACCTGCACCTTCTTCACGCCATCACCTGTCAGGCTCTGCATGAAGATGCCGAGCGGCAGCAGCGTTGCAGCTGCGCCGCCCTTAGTGATCGAGCCGTCCGCAGTGTCGATCACTGCGAGCTTGCCCCGCTCGGCCACGGTCGCCGACTTCAAGACGAAGTCGTGGTAGCCCCACACCGCTTCGGTAACCATGCGGTCAGCCATTGCTGCCTCCTGGCACCGGCAGCGTCTGCACCGGTGCGCCTAACTGCAGTTTGAACTCGGATGACACAACACCCCGCGTCTCTCCGCCGAGGCCCATGCGCGCCGACAGCGAGTTGAGAGGCGTCCCGTCAGCGAGCGTGGGAGCGCCGCCGACTGTGGGCTTCACGCGGGTGGCTGCGAGCGCCGAGCTGGCAGTCACGCCGCTCTGCTGCTTCGGCCAGTTCTTCGCGCCATCCTTGAGCGCTGCGATCGGCATGCCGGCCAGCGTCTTGATGAACGCTGGCGACCAGTCAGGCCGCGTCGCATACACTTCTGCGCGTAGGCGGGCGTCACGCTCCTTCGCGACCTGTGCGGTGAGCTTCCGCACTTCGGCGAGCGCAGTTGCACCAGCGTCACCAGCCTTCGCTTTGCGCGCAGCTGGTGGCGGGTCCTTGTCCTTCTTCTCATCGACCTCACCATCACTGCCCTCTGCGCTTGCAGCAGCTGGCTCCGCGTCGTCACCCTCAGCGTCGGGCTTCTCTTCGTCACCCTCAGCGTCGGGCTTCTCTTCGTCGCCTTCGGCATCTTCAGCAGGCTTGTCGTCCATGGCAGCAAGCGCACGCTTCGCAGCTGCTGCATTGGCGTCGTCACCCTCAGCGGCTTCAGCGAGCGCTTTACGCGCCTTCTCGTATGCGTTCATTGTTAGTTCACCACTTGTTATGAGGGCACGCAGCCCGTCGAATGACACAACATCATCAGCGAGCTTCATGCGCACAGCGCTGGAGCCCAGGAACACACCAGCCTGCAGCGCGCGAGCATCCAGCCCGTGCCGCAGCTCACGCACGAGATCGAAGAACAAGTCGGCCATCTCATCGACGATGACTTGCTGTGATGACAGCTCCTCACTGGTGACAGGGTTGTGAGGGTTGCCGTCTGCCTTGCGCGCGCCAGACGCAACGAACTCCACCCGCAGACCCATGGCCACGTTGCGGGCGCTGATGTCCTCGCGGACGTACAAGACGCCGATCGAGCCCACCAGTGATGAGGCGCTGAGGTAGATGTTCTGCGCGGCACACGCGAGCGCATACGCAGCGCTGCATGCGCGGTCTTCGACGTACGCACAGAGCGGGATGCCCTTCTGCTCTGACAGCGCGCGCAGAGCTCGAGCTGCGTCGAAGCATCCATGCGCCTCGCCGCCGGGGCTGCTGATGCGCAGCACCACAGCTCGGCAGCCAGACATCTCCATGGCGAACTGCACCCGCGCGAGCACTGCCGGGTACGAATCCCAGAACGGATGCGGCTCTGACTCCAGCGGCCCGCACACGTCGACGATCACGACGCCGCTGGCGTCTGCCTCAGCGTCCGCGCCCGCGTGCCGCTGCGGCTCGACGAACACTTTGTCGAGTGACTCAGGGAGCACAGCCAGAAGCCCGCGCCGATCGTACTTCGCAGCTTTCATGCGGCTGCCTCCTGACTGTTAGGTGCTGGGGGCGTGCCCGGCTCGACGGTCGGAGCTGGCTTCGGCGCTGCCGAGCCGAGCATCTCATCAGCGGCTGCATCGTCCACGAGGAACGCCCGCTTGATGATGCCGTGCGCAGCGTCGCGTGGGAGCGTGCCCTCCACGACGGCTTGCACGACCTGTACGATCGAAGCGATCTGCGCGCCGTTCATGGCGCTGTCCTGTGCGGGCTTGCCAGTGCCGGCGACCGGGTTCTCTTCGGTGGTCCCGTCGACGTCGGTCCCGCCCACCAGGCGCAGCTTCGTCGGCTCCACAGCCTTCAGCTCAGGCGGCATGGTCGGGACGTTGTAATCCTCACACAGCGTCGTGACGTCTAACACTTCGGTCGAGCCCGTCAGTGCGGTCTGCATCTGTTGGATCGCGCTCGCGAGCGTCACCATGGCCTGCGCCTCAGCGTTCTTGTCCTTGGGCGGAGTGACGTCGTATTCGACTACACATGGCATCTCATCGATCGCAGCTGTGCCCCACCGCGCGGCCACGAACACCGGGATGCCCTGAGTGTTCAGCGTGTAGGCCAGCGCCTCAGCTGCAGCTTGAATGCGGTCCGCGCGGATCGTGCGGTGCAGGTCGGTGGAGCTGAAGCCCTTGCCGCCCTCAGTGCTGACTGTCTGGCCGGCGATCGTGATGACGATCTCCCGGTTCTGCTCGTCGATGGTTCGGGTGAAGCTGTCAGCTCCACGGCCGTTCGACTCGACCAAGCGGACGTCATAGCCCGGCGTCACTTGGAATACAGTGTTTATGCCCCAGGCAGCTGCACGCTTGAACCATGACTCACGCATGGCTTCGGTCGCGCCCTGTGGTGCCACAGCGACGCGTGCGGGGTGCGCGAGCTTGGCCTCCCAGTTGTCCTTATGCCAGTTCGCGTGGTCCTTGCGGATGTAGCAGCGCCCGACTGCGCGCCAGCTTCCCTGGTTCCACGGAGCCACACGGCCGCCTGGCATGTGGAGCATCCAGCGGCCATCACCCGGAGTGATAGGCAGCCGACCAATGACACTCATATAGTACCAGCGGTTCTCACTCCACACGTACTGCAAGAACTGTGGATCGAGCCGGCACATAACGGGGAAGTCACGGCCGACCACTGGGATAAGCTCTGCAACGCCGACGCCTAACACCTCACCATCAGCGACCAGCGCTGAGACTTCGGCGGGCGGGAACATCTCATCATAGAGTGAGCGCACAGAGTCACGGCCGACGCTGAGGGCTGCGACGACATCCGGGTTGCCACGGAAGCGCCGCGGCAGTTGCACCAGCCCTGACGTGAGGGTCGACAGCACGCCAGTGATGACGCCGTCTCTGCGGGCTGCTGCCATCAGCCTACCAGCCAGGCGCAAGTCACCCATGTCCGCGCAGTGTTCGGCGTGCTCCAGGTCAGCCAGATACCAGCGCGCCTGCGTCTGGGTCGGCATCTGGAGCTGGCCGCCGTTGACGCTGCGCCGGGCTTCGTCGATGTCGATCTGTCCGGCCGCGTACGCTGCGGGCGTGTAGGTCGAGCGCCCGAGTAGTCGGGAAGTCGCTAGCGCGATGCCGTCTAGAAGCTCCACACGGCGAACGTGCCGCGGGCGCGCGAACTACTCAGCGAACACGGTGACGCTGCCACCCGGAGCTCGGCGGTGGCCCCCAGGCGTTAGGCGCGATCCCGTAGAGCGCCTGCATGCGCGCTGCTGACGTCCGGGACGGCCGCGCTGCGCCTGACAGCCACTCCGACACGCATGACTTGACCACTCCACAGCGCAGCGCAACCTCACGCTGGGTGGTCCGCTGGCAGAGCTTCCAGAGCACGCGGCGTCCGTACGTTAGCGCCTCCACCATTCACCTCCGCTGAATGGGTCGAACGTCTGCTCTGCATACGGCTGCATCGGCGCAGCTGGAGCTGTGGCTGCATCGAGCTTCGCGCGTTCATCAGTCGTGAGGGCTTGCATCATGCTTAGTGGTTCCCATGCACAGAGTGCGACTGCATCATAAGTGTCAGGTGACCTGCCTAGCAGCTTCCGCAACGTGTCCTTCGGCGTGAGCTTGAGTCGGCCAGTGATAGCTTGCTTCCACTCCATGGCGTGCAGCTCTGCTTCGAGCTTGACGTCTTCGACGATGGCGCCGCCGTCGCGGAACCATGCGTACAAGTTCGCGCATAGCTCATCACGCATGCGGTCGTAGATGTATGGCTGCCTGATCGCTTTGTCAGCTGCGCGGACTGTCACCAGCTCGAAGCGGCGGGCGTCGCCTTCTTCGTGCGCGCGCAGATGAGCAGAGAGCTTCATGCCGATCGGGCCGTCACGGTCGAGCACGACGACCGGCAGCTCACGTGGCAGCGCGAACTCTTGTATCAGCAGCATCAGCTGGACGAAGTGCTGCTCATCGTTCAGCCCGCGCTGTCGCCGCACAGCCAGCAGCTTCATGCCGCGCCGCACAGCGAACGCAGTGTCATCACCGAGCCCAGTCTCACCAGCTGGATCGATGCCGATGTACAGGCGGCCAGCGTCGGGCGTCACAGCCCAGCGTGCTTCGGCTTGGCCGATCATGTGCACCGAGAAGATTTTCGCTTCTTCTGACAGTGCGTGCTGACCCTTGACACGTATGAGGTAGAGCGGACTGTTTTCGCCCCACTCTTGTTTCTTCTCTTCCACCCACTCACGCGTTGCCAGACCGGGGATGACCTCACGCCCTTCGATCACGTTCGGCGTCTCTTCTGACGACACACGCATCGTGAAGTAGAACGCTGACTTCGTAGTGAATGCCTCGAAGAACGCGCCCTCATTGCGCGTGCCGTTGGAGAGCATCACCAGGCGCGCGCCGCCGGCGCGGTTGCCCTCGATGGCGTCGAATATCTCATCCCCGATGCCCGAAGCTTCGTCTGCGATGTAGAGCAGATTGCGCCCGCTGATGCCGGCCACAGCTTCCGCCTCACGCGCAGTGAAGCCGACCACCTCACGGAAGTCAGATGACTTGAGCCCCGTCCGCGCCAGCTCACCCTGTTCGCCTTCGATCAGTGTGGAGTGTTCGCACGGGCGCGGGATGATGAGCCCGCTCGGGTCTTCGAGCTTGCACTCCACACACCGCCCAGCGCGCGCGCGCAGCATGCGCAGCTCACGCCAGAGTATCTGGTCGACCTGGCGTGAGGTGGTGCTCGTGAGCACGACGCGGGCGTCATCGAACGAACAGTAGAACCACAGTGCTATGCCTGCAGCAGTGTGCGACTTCGAGACCTTGTGGCCTGAGCACACTGCGACACGCTTGTGATCGCGCACCGCTTCGATGATCTCGATCTGCCGCGACCAGGGCGCGACGCCGAGAATGTCACGAAAGAACTTGACCGGGTCTTGCTGGAAGACCGGGCTCGGGAACTGAATGTGTAAGGTCTCTTCGAGCAGCTTGATGAGCCGCAAGTCGAACGCCTCCGGGAACGTCCACACGGACGGTGCCGGGGCTGACTTCCGCAGTGCAAGCTCACGAGCTATCGACCTCGTCACGTTGCCTCATCGCGCGTTGAATGGCTTCGTGCACTGCTTTCGCAGCAGCTGGGTGTGGCCTCAGTGCTTCTATCACAAGATCGCAGAATCGTCGGAATGCTGGATGGTCTCTGACATAGCGGTCTTCTGATAGTTCGGCTGCAGCTTCCAGGCGCGCGCGCAGCGTGAGTATGCGGGCCTCAGCGTCGGCCAGCTTCACCCGCTCAGCGGCCAGCAGCCCGTCACGCTTGCTCTCACGCTGGATCGTCTTGAGTACGTTGATGCAGTCATCCAGTGAGGTGGCGCCGACCTCATGCTCTTCGGGGTCTGCTGGGTCTGCGCCGGCCCGCACGTCCCACAGCGCAGCGTCGATCCCGAACTCGCCTTCAATGCGCGCGCGCGCTTCGGGGCTCGGGACCTTACGGCCTGAGCGCCAGTCCGCGATGCTCTGCGGGGAGCGCATAGTGAGGCGCGCTGCGATCGCTGCCAGTGAGCCTGTCACTTGCAGAAACCGCGCTTGCCCTTCCGAGCGAATGACTACTTGATTCAGGGCTGACGCCATCAGGTCACGATGTACGGCTTGAACTTGGGAACATGCACGCCGTCATCGGGTGGAGCTGGCTGACGCGTCGGGCCTGACGGCGTGACCTCAGTAGCTTGCCGCCCGTACAGGTCTGGGTGCTTGCGCTCCAGGTTCCACTGCGCTGCGCGGACGTCTGCGCGCGGGTTGCCTTGCCCAGCTGCAGCGCGAGAGACAGTGAGCTGGTTACGAATAGCGTCATCACCGATCGCTTGTTCGACGTCACGCAGCAGCGTGGCATACGGCTCTTTCCCAGCGCGCCCGAGCTCGAGCCATGCATCCAGGTCCGCTTCGGAGAGCCGACACGCTTGCGCGCAGTGGCGCTTGAACGCGCCGGCCTTGAAGTATTCGATCAGCCGGTCGTGGATCGCACGCGTGTAGTCTGGCAGCCGTGGCTTAGGCACGACGTTAGGTCTAGCATGCGAAGCATCATGACGACTACCAGTGACACAACTGCAGCGGTGTGGCTCGACCCGAGCAAGCTCACGCCGTGGGCTGACAATCCCCGCGCGAACGATGGTGAGCCTGTGCGGCGGGTGGCTGCAGCTATACGCAAGTTCGGGTTCAGCGCGCCGATCGTGGCCCGCGCAGCCAACCTGGAGATTATCGCTGGGCACACGCGATGGAAGGCAGCTCTGCTCATCGGGCTGGCGCGTGTGCCTGTTCGTCTCATGGATGTCGACGAGCAGACTGCTCACTTGATGGCGCTGTCAGACAATCGGCTGGGTGAGCTGTCAGAGTGGACGGGTGAGCTGGCTGCGCTGCTGACTGGCTTCGATCAGGCTGACATCCACATCGCCGGCTGGTCGCGCGCTGACTTGGATCGGCTGATGACTGTGCCCGACGCGACCAAGCTCGATGAGGACGCAGCGCCACGTCTAGACCGACCCGGTGAGGTCGAAGGAGTCAGTTCATGTCCGAGCTGCGGCTACGACTTGAGGTCCGTCCGTGTCGCGTCAAAGAAGCCACCGACGCAGTGAGGCGCTGGCACTACTCGCGCATCATCCCAGTCGGGCGGCTCATCTGTCACGGCGTCTGGGAGTCAGGCGCATGGGTCGGGGTCATCATCTACGGGCGCGGCGCGGCGCGGGAGCTCGGCCGCCCGTTCGGGTGCTCGAACATTCAGGTTTGCGAGCTGGTGCGGATCGCACTCGCGCCCGGGCGGAAGGTCCCGACGAGTCGCGCGCTGGGAGTGTCACTGCGGATGCTGGCGCGCACGAACCCTGGGCTGCGCTGTGTGGTCTCATACGCCGACACAGCCCAGAAGCATGTCGGCACGCTCTATCAGGCCACGAACTGGATATACACGGGCGAGACGGCGAAGAGTTACCAGTTCATGTACCAGGGCGTCTGGAAGCATCTGCGGGTGGTGTCGGGCCCGCAGCTCGACGGCTCACCCGCAGTGGTCGGGTGGAACCTCTTGCCCCGGCGCCGCACGCCCCCGAAGCATCGGTACGTTTACCCTCTCGATGAGCGCCTGCGCCGCGTGATAGCCGCGCAGCCGTACCCGAAGCATGCGCCACACCTCACACCTTGAAGTGACGCCCTGCACGGTTGCAGACGCCCGTGGAGCTGCGGAGCGCTGGCACTACGCGCCCCGCATGCCAGTCGGCCGCCTCATATGTCACGGCGTCTGGGAAGCCCCCCGGTTCGTGGGTGCGATCATCTACGGGCGCGGCGCCACTCCACACCTCGGCGCGCCGTACGGCTGCAGCTCCCTGCAGGTCTGTGAGCTGGTTCGCGTGGCGCTGGCGCCGGGACGGGTGCACCCGACCAGCCGAGCCCTCAGCGTGTCACTGAGGCTGCTCGCGCGCACGAACCCTGGGCTGCGGCTGGTGGTCTCGTTCGCAGACATCTCCCAGGGCCACGTCGGGACGCTCTACCAGGCCACGAACTGGGTGTATTCGGGCACCACTGCTGCGGCGAACGAATACTACTTTCGCGGGCGCTGGTGTCATCAGCGAGAGATTACTTCGGGGGCGTTCGGCAAGGGCGGCGCGATCCGTGACTACTCGAACTTGCCGAAGCGCCCCGCAGCGCAGAAGCACCGGTACTTGTATCCGCTCGCGCCAGAGCTCCGGGCCTCACTGCCGAGCCGCCCTTATCCGAAACGTGCTACACCGCCCGATGCGCCGGTAGCATAGAGCAGTGCGCAGAGCCTTCCAGCTCTGAGACGGCAGTTCGCTACTGACCCCGGCGCTCCACACTTCGACGACGCTGCGCCTCCTGCTTAGTTTCCCAGCGGTTGAGGCCAGCGCACCAGCTGCGAAGCGGCGCGTTAGCGCAAGCGCCCTCACTCCTGCAGTGACCAGGCGTCAAGCCAAGCACGAGCCCGCACTCGAAGCATATCGGCGGCCTGCCGAGCGGCGGCTTACGGAGCATCACCGCTTCGCCAGTGCGACCAGCGCCCGCCGATACGCTTCCGACATCTGCGGCATGCTGCTCGCCACCAGCTCAGCGTGTTCGGGAAACACGAGCATGCTCATGCTTGTGTAGTCAGGCCCGTCACTGCTGAAGCGGGCGATCAGCGTCGGGATCGGCGCCATCAGCGTGCGGACCTTACAGACGTACAGGTCATAGTGTTCGTGCTCGCCGAGATACACGCAATCGGTGCAGTCGTGCACGTAGCGCGGCGCAGTCACTTGACCAACCTCCACACCTGCTTGCGCGCCAGCACGTCTGCGCGGTAGCCGCCTTCGATGCTGAGGCACTGCTCTGCAGTCAGCCAGCCGAGCGCGACCCAGACCCATGTCTCACTCAGCAGCGGCAACGCTTCGATGACTGCTGCGCCGGTGAGCCCCTCATTCGGTCGTGCGCGGAAGAGTCGTCGCACCATGTCGAGCACATGCTGCAGCTCTGCGGGCGTTTCGTCATCACTGTCAGTTGTCATATGAGCCTCCGTGCTTGCGCCAGTTCGTACGCCTTGAAGAGCGCCGGGGAGCTGGCGCGCACCAGCTCCGCATGCGCTGGGAACACGATCGCACTGATCGTCATGTAGTCGAGGCATGCGTCTCCGATGCGTGCGATCAGTACGGGTATCAGCGCTGCCAGAGAGCACTCCATGCAGCGGTACAAGTCAGCGTTCTCGTACTCGCCGAGATACGTGCAGTCAGTGCAGTCATGCTTCCAGCGTGGCGCAGTCATGCTTCGCCCCCGTCGGACGGGCCGCCGTGCGCGCTGCGCCATGCCCGGCGCTTCCGCAGCATGATGAGATACGCTTGCCTGAACGTTGCCTCATTGCATGCGACGCGCAGCTCTTCGAGTCTCATGAGACGCAGCATCATGTCAGGCGTGAAGACAGCTGCGTGGCCGCACCAGATGCACAGCACTGCGGCGCCTGGCACTGGCCCGGTGGAGTCTTCCGGGTCCGCGTTCGTCGCCATGCTGAGCCGCGCCTTGCACGTCGGGCACGGATGCGCGCGCCGTGACTGGTGAGTGAAATGAATCTGCACTTTCGGTTGCTTCATATGTCCTCACACGCTGACACTTCGGTTCAGTTGCCCGCGCAGTCGGATGATCTCTCGCGCGAGCACCACCATGCATCGAGCCCACCGCATCGGCGTGCCCTCACACCGGGCTGCTGCTTCGATGGCTTCGTCCACTGTTGGATGGTTCATGAGCGCGCTCGGCGGGCGCTTGAATCCACGTGTCACAGGTCCCAGTCCCACAGGGCGTCGCACACTGACTGTGTGATGCTCCTGTTGTGATGGTGGAACTTCCGCGCCGTGTAGCAGACCTCATGTTCGAGCCCGTAGAGCTGCACGACTTGCCATGTGCTGCGCTTCACTGCGCGGCGGCAGCGATTGCTCCAGCGCTGCCAGCGTGCTGCCTTGCGGCGGGTCATGGTGTGACTCCAGTCGCGGACTGCAAGCGCGCCAGCTTGACCACTTTTTCGACGCCTGGGATGCGGGCGCCGAGTAGCACCAGCATCATGTCCATGGGCGTCTGACTGGCGATCGACGCTTGAATGAGCAGCAGGCTCACCACTGTCAAGACTTCGGTGTTCGACACCATGTTGCCATGGCGCGCGCCGAGCTTGGCGATCGTCGCGTGTGAGATGTCGAGGAGTGCAACGAACTCTTCGACGAGCTCGCTGGCGTAGGCTGCTTTGGATTCTTGCTCTTGTTCGGTCATAGGAATATCGCGATCACTAGAACGATTGCTGCTGTACCTGCCACGATGAGGAATGTTGCTAACACGATGCGGAGCACATGCTTGTCGTCCTGCTCCTTGAGCAGGCGCTCCCACTCTTCTGGGTCATACATTGCGGACGCCATGGTCCTCCCACTCGATGCGGTCGTACCCGGCATGCGTGAGGAGATAGTCACCAGCGGGGATTAGGCCCTTGAGCTCGGCTGCGCGCTCGGTGCCAAGTCGGGTGATGCCGCTGATGCCGAGCACACCCAGTGATGCCATCAGGATGAGGTGTTGGATGCGCTTGCAAGACGTGATGTCGTGCGGGGTGAGCGGGATGACTTCCATCCCAGCATCGGGGGCGCTCTTCATGCTCGGCGCGATCACGCCGTCACGCATGTCTTCGGGCGACACTGACAGTTCGATGTATTCGACGTGCTGACCGAACACCATGTAGCTCCAGCGCTCGCTGACGCAGACAGCGAACACCAGCTCGACGCAGTCGATCTCGTTCTCGGAGTCGATCAGGCTGACTGCTTGGCTGCGTGGCAAGCGCAGCGCCCATGCGGGCCACGGGGAGCGCGGCCGCTCATGCGGGGTGTGCTCCAGCATGTTCTGCATGCGCTTCGGTGACAGGCTCACAACTGGCAGCCCGCTATCCACCCACTGGCCGGACAGCGCCAGCATCACGTCGAGCCCAGGCGTGTCTGACGTGTCTTCTTTCAGGCCAGTGCGCATGCGCATCTTGAGGCCCTCTTCGGCGCTCCATGACACGAAGCGCGAGCCCTGAGCTACGGTCGTGCCCAGCATGCTCAGGGTGTGCATGATGCTATCTGGTGATCGGTTCCTCATAGTGCATCCTTGAATGACTGGCGCATGCCGGCCACCGTTTCACGCTCATCATCGATGACTGTGGACATCAGCAGCGCCAGTGACTGCTGCAGCCCGACCCCGGCCGGCGTGTCGATCGGCTGGTGGTCTAGGATGCAATGGCAGAACGTCAGCACTGCTAGGAACAAAGTTCGCAGCATCTGGGCTGCTTCTGCGCTGGGCACTAGATGGTAGCGCAGCGTGGCGACTAACGTGCCGTCGACCATGGTCGACAGCTCTGCGCGGCGCGCTGGTGTTGGAAGCAGCTCGAGCGCTGCATGCTCATGCGTGAAGAGCCTAACAGTCAGCTCTGCGAACTCCATGGACGACTGCTGCATCTCTTCCGCGGTCATAGTGGTTTCCACCTGTCTACTGTTTTCTGAAAACGTGATTTTCGGCCCATTCACACTGTGAGG